GAATTTGCTGTCAACAATTTTGAAATTGACGGACAGTAAGCAGAATCTTCCTTTAAAGAGTCTGATAAATAGAAGAAAGTTTATAAATCATGCCTAAGTTATTTGGGTTCTCTATAGAGGACAGTGAATCACTAACTCCTTCTGCGGTTTCTCCCGTTCCTCCTAATGATGAGGACGGGAGTGATCACTATATGTCGTCTGGTTTTTTTGGTTCTTATGTAGATATTGAAGGAATCTATAGAACCGAATTTGACCTTCTAAAAAGATATCGTGAAATGGCATTACATCCAGAAGTGGATAGTGCTATCGAAGATATTGTAAATGAAGCAATCGTTACAGATATGAACGATGCTCCTATAAAAATTGATTTAGAAAATCTTAATGCTAGTGATGGTATTAAAAATAAAATAAGAAATGAATTTAAATATATTATAGATTTATTGGATTTTGACAGAAAAGCGCATGAAATCTATAGGAATTGGTATATTGATGGTAGAATTTATTACCATAAAATTATTGATTTAAAAAACCCTCATGAAGGGATTCAGGAGATGCGTTATATTGATGCAATGAAAATGCGCTTTATGAGACAAAGTAAGAAGTCTGATAGAGATCGTTATAATGTAACAAGAGCTTCTAGCGATAATCCAATGGATTATGAGTTTCCTGAAATTGAAGAGTATTTTATTTACAACCCCAAGGCATCTTATCCTACTGGTAATATTAATGCTACTGGTGAGAGTCAGGGTATTAAAATGACCAAGGATTCGATTACTTATTGTACTTCTGGTCTTGTAGATAGGAATAAAGGGAATACCTTATCATATCTTCATAAAGCAATTAAATCACTTAATCAACTTAGAATGATTGAGGATAGTCTTGTTATCTATAGACTATCAAGAGCACCAGAACGTAGAATTTTCTATATTGATGTTGGTAATTTGCCTAAAGTAAAGGCAGAACAATACCTTCGTGATGTAATGATGAGGTATCGTAACAAATTAGTATATGACGCATCTACCGGAGAAATCAGAGACGACAAAAAATATATGGCGATGTTGGAGGACTTTTGGTTACCAAGACGCGAAGGGGGACGTGGTACTGAGATTTCTACTTTACCTGGGGGACAAAACCTTGGAGAAATCACAGACATCGAATATTTCAAAAAGAAATTATTCCGATCTTTAAATGTTCCTATCTCCAGAATGGATGGAGAAGGTGGATTTAATTTAGGTAGATCTTCTGAAATCTTAAGAGATGAACTTAAATTCACTAAGTTTGTTGGACGTTTGAGGAAAAGATTCTCAAATATGTTCAATGATATGCTAAAAACACAACTTCTTTTGAAGAATGTTGTCACCCCAGAAGACTGGGAAATAATGAGTGAACATATACAATATGACTTCTTATATGATAATCATTTCTCAGAATTAAAGAATACTGAACTTCTTAATGAGAGATTGGGTAGTGTAGAATCAGTCCAGCCATATATTGGAAAGTATGTTTCTCAGGATTGGGTTCGCCGTAAAGTTCTTCACCAGACAGATGAGGAAATTATTGAGCAGGATAAGTTAATCGCAAAAGAGATTGCAGATGGTACTATTCCCGATCCAGCTACTATTGATCCTGCAACTGGACTTCCATTAATGGATATGGAAGCAGGTGGATCAGCAGAACTTGGAGCTCCTGTAGATAATCTTAGTGCTCCTAAAGAACCTGATTTAGAGAGCCAAGGAAAGGCGACAAAAATACCTAAGGGTGGAGAGATATAAATACCTTAGATAAGTATATTGAAAAATTACAATGGATGAACTTATGGATTTAATGGCGAAGGATGAATCTCCTTCACAAATTAGTGATAAAATTAAAGATATGCTATATGCAAAATCAGCTGACAGAGTGAATAATTTTCGCCCTGAAGTAGCATCAGGTGTATTTGATTCTGCAAATGCTATTACTCAATCTCAAGCAGATGCTGTAATGGCAGATAGTGAAGATGGTGAGGAGTAATTATAAATAAATAAAACAATGAATTTGTATCTATAATGGCACATAAACCAGTAGGAAGCGGGCAATTATTCGCAGTAACAGGGACTTCGGCCAAGTCCTCTTCATTTGCCCATCAATCTAATACTATAAGAGTGGTATCGGTCGGTACATCTTGCCATGTTGCTATTGGTACATTTGCCACAGCAACTACAGCAGATTTTTATGTGAAAACAGATGGTGAAGCAACTATTAGTTGTGGAAGACCTTCTTCTCAAAGAGTGGTTGGAATCACTACTGGTGCTACTACCACTATTGATTTTCCAGAAGGTACTGGATCACCATTTGCTGCAGGGGATACTGTTTCTTTGACTGTTACTGATCAAAGTTATTTTGATTTTAGTCATAAACCAGTACAATCTATTGATAGCACAAAAGGATTTGATGGGTATTATAATACTCGCATTGTTGTAAATACAGATACTTCTGGTGTTGCTACTGCATATAATTCTGATAATTGGGCACAACTCAGAGGAACCTTTGAAGTTGCCGGGATTACTCCAGGTTCAACTGGAACACTTTATGTTCAACAAGTACAAGTTAGCGGAGACGCCTGATGAAACTCATTAGAGAAGAAATCGAATCAGTCGAATTTCTAGTCGAAAATCGTAACGGCAAGAAGTCGATGTATATTGAGGGAGTCTTCCTCCAAGGAAACATCAAGAACCGTAATGGTCGGATGTATCCTATGGAAACTCTTCGTAAGGAAGTAACACGGTATAATGAAAACCATGTTACTACTGGAAGAGCACTTGGAGAATTGGGTCATCCCGATGGTCCTACCGTTAATCTTGATAGGGTATCCCACAAGATTGTCTCTTTAAAGGAGAACGGTTCTAATTTTATTGGTAAGGCTAAGATCCTTAGCACACCAATGGGAAAAATTGCTTCTTCTCTTGTTGAGGAAGGAGTAAAACTTGGTGTTTCTTCAAGAGGTATTGGTTCACTGAAGCCAACTCGTGAAGGATATAATGTAGTTGGTGATGATTTCATGCTAGCAACTGCTGCTGATATCGTTGCTGATCCTTCTGCTCCTGATGCTTTTGTTGAAGGAATTATGGAAGGAAAAGACTGGGTATGGGATGGAGGTATTTTGCGTGAGAAGTTCGCAGTTAAAACCTACAAGACCATCAATACTCTTGTAGATCAAAAACAACTCGATGAAAAGAAATTGAGCTTGTTTAATGATTTCTTATCAAATATATAAAACTTCTAAATAAAAATAGGTTTAATTACAGGTAAACGGAGAGTTCAAATGTCTCGTGGCACAAAATTACAAGAAATGGAAGTAGGCACTAAGCAATCTAAAGGACCCGTTAATGCTAATGCAGCAAAGGGGATGCCTTTAGAAGGTGAGCCGAAAGGTAGTACACCCGGTCAGGGTACTATTGAAGATTTGGGAGGTCCAACTCCTGATAACTATAAGCCAGATGACGATTCTGCAAAGTTAAAGACACCTGGTGGCACCCTTAAGCAAGTTAAGGATGTTGTCAATAAAGGTGCTAAGCCTGCAATGCCCGTCCAAAAGGAAGAGGAAGAAATGGAAATTGAAGCAACCCTAGAAGAAACTCCCGAAATTACTGATGAAGTAGTTGAAGAGGATGTTGTTGCTGAACTTCCTGAGTATGACATGGAAGAAGATGTCAATGCACTACTTGGTGGTGAAGAACTCTCCGAAGAATTCAAAGAAAAGGCAAAGACCATCTTTGAAGCTGCTATTACCTCTAAGGTTGCCGCAGTTAAAGAGTCGATTGAGACTGAATACGCTGGTAAACTTGCCGAGCAAGTAGAAGAAGCTAAGGCAGAACTTGCCGAGCGTGTTGATTCTTATCTCGAATATGTTGCAGATGAGTGGTTTGAAGAGAACACTCTTGCAGTCGAGAACGGACTCAAAACAGAAATGACTGAATCCTTCCTAGAAGGTATGAAGTCACTATTTGAAGAACATTATGTAGAAATCCCTGAAGATAAGTATGATGTACTTGAGAGTATGGTAGAAAAACTAGATGATATGGAAACCAAGCTCAATGAGCAAATTGAGAAGAACATGGGACTGAATAAGCGTCTTGCTGAATCAGTTGCCGATGGTATTCTCGAATCTGTTTCTGATGGCCTTGCCGCCACCCAGAAAGAGAAGCTTGCATCACTTGCTGAAAGTGTAGAGTTTGAAAGTGAAGAAGAATATCGTGAAAAACTGGAGACTTTGAAGGAATCGTATTTCACTTCTAGGCCTTCAACCGCTAAGTCTGAAACTCTGTCTGAAGGAGTAGATATTGCACCTGAGATTGCCTCTGGTTCAATGGCTGGATATCTTAAGACACTTTCTTCGTTTAGCAAATAACTGAATTTAATATCAATTCAAACCCTATAAACACTAATTAAGGTACAAGCAATGTTCCAATCCGAACATCTGCAGGAGAAATGGGCACCCCTTCTCGATTATGATGGTCTCGATAAAATCGAAGATTCACATAAGAGATCGGTTACCGCCGTCCTGCTAGAAAATCAAGAAAAATTCCTTCGTGATGAGCAATCCTTCCAACAGGGTGGATCGCTACTATCTGAGCAACCAACCAACTATGCTAACGCTGCCGGTACACCTACGGGTAACCCAGCTACTACTGCTGGTTTTGGTGCTAATGCATCTTCACCAGTTGCTGGATTTGACAAATATTTCTTTCCCAATGTTAATGATGATTTGCTATCGCAGGGATATCAAACTCCCGGCGAATCTGGATTGGCTAAGTGGAGATTTTCTAATGTATATCCAGTGATGAAATTGCAACTTAATAAATCTAATGATGGACCATCTATCGATCAAATGGTAGATGCATCAAAAGAGTTTGTAAATATAGAAGCAGCAAAAACGGCACAAAGAATGCAAAAAACTTATAGACAGTTTCAAGGATTTAGAGAGGAATATGAAGCAGAGCAATCTTTTCTAACCATTCCACTTAATATTGAAATCCCACAATCCCAAACTGATTTTAACTTGGGGTTGATGTTTAGAGAGAGTTTAGAAGAAGATACTGGAATGCTTTTTATATTTGCAGAAGCAGGTCAAAAGTCATTTCATATGAAAGATACTAAGATACCTTTGGATATTGCTTTTATTAAAGAAGATGGAACAATTGAGAGTATTAAAGAACTAGATCCATTTACTCTTCTTCCAGTTTCTTCTGATGGAGAAGTATTATATGCCTTAGAAGTTAATAGAGGATGGTTTGTGGAAAATAGTGTAAATGTGGGTGATAAGGTCCTGAAAAGATAAATAATAGGGTAAACATTTTTATTATCTATGGCGAGCGTAACAATTGAGGATGCTAGGGGTAACCCTTTTCTGGAAGTTATCGATGTTATAACTCCACCTTCCCTTAAAGATATAAGAGTATCTGAATCAGTTAGACTTCCTTCTCAGCAAGGAAATATTGTTGCGGTTGTAGCTACATGGAGAGGAAAAAAGTACGGAATAAAAATGTTTTTCCCACAGGCCAAAAGGCCAAGTAGAACGGAAGTTCAGTCCCAGGTGGAGAAAGTATACCCTGGTGCTAAACTCTCCTATTTTCAGATTTCGGACTATGAACCAGGACAACCACTCCTCCAAACGGGAGGAAGACAGTAAAACTAAAGAGTTAGAGAAGAAAGTAGAGAATTTACAAAAAATACTAGATATGACGAGACAAACTATAGAGCATGATAAATCTATGTTAAATAATTCAAACAAACATATATTTGGCGAAATGATGTAGGAGATTGTTATGTCTGATGAAATTTATCTTGGTAATCCAAATTTAAAAAAAGCAAATGTTTCTCAAGAATTTACTCAGGACCAGATTCTTGAGTTTATGGCTTGTAGACATGACCCTGTTTATTTTGCAAAAGAGCATGTAAAGATTGTTACTCTAGACCACGGTTTGATGCCGTTTGAACCATATGATTTTCAAGAAGGATTAATAACTAATTTTCATGAAAATAGATTTAATATTTGTAAGATGCCCAGACAGACGGGTAAATCTACAACTGTTATATCTTATCTTTTGCATTTCTTACTCTTTAATGATAGTGTAAATATAGGTATCCTTGCTAACAAAGCTGCTACTGCTAGAGAACTTTTAGGTCGTTTACAAACTGCTTATGAAAATGTTCCCAAGTGGATGCAGCAAGGTGTGTTATCATGGAATAGAGGTTCATTGGAGTTAGAAAATGGCAGTAAGATATTGGCAGCTTCTACATCTGCGAGTGCTGTCCGAGGTATGTCGTTTAACATCCTCTTCCTCGATGAATTTGCGTTCGTTCCAAACCATATTGCAGACTCATTCTTTAGTTCCGTTTATCCTACTATTACTTCTGGTAAAAGCACAAAAGTCATCATCGTCTCAACGCCGCATGGAATGAATCATTTTTATCGTCTTTGGCACGATGCTGAAAGAGGAAAGAATGAGTATATCCCCACAGATGTTCATTGGTCAGAAGTTCCAGGTAGAGATGATAAATGGAAAGAGCAGACAATTGCTAACACTTCTGAGCAACAGTTTAAAGTTGAATTTGAATGTGAATTTTTAGGGTCTGTTGATACTCTAATTGCACCCAGTAAATTAAGAACTCTTGTTTATGAAAATCCCAAAACAAGAAATGCTGGGTTAGATGTATATGAAGACCCTCAACCAAAGCATGATTATCTTATGACTGTTGATGTAGCAAGAGGGGTTGTAAAAGATT